CCTTCCTGATCAAAATCGGGCAGGTAGCACCATCAGCACCAAAGCCAGTAACTACTAAGAAAGACGAGGAATAATCTCATGGCTGTATTTCTAAATAACAATGTGGGCGTGAAGATTAACACTGTTGATCTTTCTGACCATGTAACAGCAGTAACAATCAACAGAGTATTTGATGAACTAGAAGTAACTGCGATGGGTGATAACTCACACAAGTTCGTAAAGGGCTTAGAGGCATCAACAGTAACTATTGACTTTCTAAATGACACAGCATCAGCAAATGTATTGGCAACACTACAAGCTGCATGGGGTACAACAGTTACCTGTGTATTCTTACAAACAAAGGGAACAGCAATATCTGCTACAAACCCTCTCTACACTGTATCTTTGCTAGTCAATAACACAACAGACATCAATGGTGCTGTTGGAGACATTGGCACACAGTCAATTACATTCACTGCTAACTCAACCGTTGCAGTAGCAACAACAGGCACATTCTAAACAATTAAACAAAGGGGCTAATCATGGCAAGACTAAAGATCGTTCGACAAGATGGAAGCGTATTAGAAGGCGAGATAACTCCAGCAGTGGAGTACTCATTTGAGATGTACGCTAAAAAGGGTTTTCATAAGGCTTTCCGCGATGAGGAAAAGCAAAGCGATGTTTATTGGTTGGCATGGGAAGTCACACGCAGGTCAGGTGAGACTGTTAAGCCATTTGGGATGGACTTCATTGAAACACTAAAAAGTGTTGAGGTGCTTGATTCCGACCCTTTAGCTTAAAGCGCGATCTACCACTCACCTACCTTATTGCTAGGCTAAGCATAAGGTTAGGGATCGCGCCACAACATTTATTAGAGTTAGACAAAGTAATGCTAGATGCTTTACTTCAAGGCTTAACTGACGAAGCAAAGGAGATTAGAGATGCCAACAACATTAAAAGGCGGCGTTGAACTCCGTAAGGCTTTAAAGCAATTTGCTCCAGATTTGGCTAAAGAAACACAGAAAGAAATTGCTGGAATCTTGAAGCCAATTACTACTAAAGCCAAAGGATTTATTCCTTCAAGCGCTCCGTTATCAGGTTGGGGAAAGCCTAGTAGTGGAACATGGGCAAATAGACAATGGTCAACCTCAGAAGCTAAGGCCGGTATCGGTTACAAGACAACACCATCTAAGCCAAACTCTAGAGGCTTCCGCGCTCTAGCTCGAATTGTAAATGCAAGTTTCTCAGGCTCTATTTATGAAATTGGTGGAAAGAATAATCCACAGGGTAGGCCACAAGCTCCGGCGTATGAAGTAAGACTACGCGGTCATGCTAACTATGGAAAGATTATTAGATCAGGAAATAAAGATCAATCTAATAGCAATAACCCTAATGCGGGTAAGCAATTTGTAGATGCATTGAATAGCACTGGAAAGATAGTTGATGCTTATCAGCGTGGTCAAGGGCAAGCGGGTAGGGCATCGCGTAAGATGCGAGGTCGCGTAATCTTTAGAGCATGGGCAGAAGATGGTGGCAAAGCCAACACTGCTGTTCTTAAGGCTATTCAAACATCTGCAACAAAACTTAATGACCGCGCAAAGGTAAGAGGTTAATCATGGCAAATGTAGTCATTGAAGTTGCAACCGAGTTTACAGGTAAAAAGGCCTTCAAAGAGGCAGACACCGCTACTCAGAAACTTACTAGAAATGTTAAGAAATTAGCAGGTGCAGTAGGAATCGCTTACGGCGCATCAGCCATTGTCGCTTATAGTAAGAGATCAGTTAAAGCCTTTGCAGATGATGAAGCTGCTGCCCTTCGACTCAATCGTGCAGTAGAGAATTTAGGCATTGGCTTTGCTAATCCTGCTATTGCTGATTACATTGGTAATCTTGAAAAGTCTGCTGCTATTGCCGATGACATTTTAAGGCCAGCCTTTCAGGGATTATTAACCACTACTGGATCATTAACTCAATCTCAGAAGTTGCTTAATGATGCCATTACAATCAGCCGAGCCTCTGGTGTGGATCTTGCCACAGTTACACAGGATCTTGGCAAAGGGTATGTTGGCATTACTCGCGGCTTGGCTAAATACAACACAGGTCTTACTAGAGCAGAATTAAACACTAAGTCATTTAACGAAATCTTAGGAATTATCCTTGCCAGATCCGCTGGAGCAGCAGAGGATTATCTAACTACTACTTCTTACAAAATGGAAGTATTGACCGTAGCCACAGGCAATGCATCAGAAATTCTTGGTGAAGGTTTAGTTAATGCCTTTGCTCGTATTGGTGGTGGCACAGAAGCCAGCGATGCAGCAACAGCTATAACTACCATTGCTAAAGCGCTTGCTTCAGTTACGGTAGCCACAGGAACTGTTATTGGTGGATTTACGAATGTATTAAAAACATTAAAGAATTTACCTAAAGACATCTTTAGTGGTTTTGCTGGCGCTCAAGCAGGAATTAACTTAACACAACCTACTAAGGAAACCTCTAAATTAACTCTTAGTGAAAAAAAGCAACAAGAAGCTTTAGCAAAACTAGAGTCTAATGCAGTCAAAAGAAATAAAGAATTGCTTGCATTAAAGAAAAAGCAAGTTACTACTCAGAAGCAAATGACTGCTGATAAAAAGAAGCAAGAAGCCTTAGACAAGGCCGCTTTACTGCTTTCTCAAGGCCAGAAGTTATTTGATGAAGAAGCAATTCAATTAGCCGCCGCTGCTCAAGGCAAACTTACAGAAGAAGAACGAGTAAGGGTTGGCTTAAAGCAAAACATCTATGATCTTGAAGAAGCAATCAATCAAGGCAACCTTGATGCCGCTGCTAGAATCTCACAATCTTTAGTCAATAATGCTCAGCAACTAAGCAACCTTCGGGATAAAGCTGGCATGTTTGACTCTATAAGTAACCCATTTAATGCATGGCTACAAACCTTAAAAGAGCTTGCTTTAGAGTTTGCTAAATTAGCCAAGATTGAAATACCTAAATTTAATCCTATTGCCGGTGGAATCACAGCTGAGCCTCTGTATAAATACAATTCACTAAGCCAACAGTTAGTACCGGGCACGACTGACAGATCACCTATGGGCTATGGTGGTGGACAGTTTGACATGAACTTAATTCCTAGCACTCCATTGTACGGTTACAACTCATTAAGCCAACAGGCAATACCAAGCGGTGACACTATTGTGAACATTTCTGTTCAAGGATCAGTTACAACAGAGCGCGATCTAGTCGCAGCCATTACTCAAGGACTTTACGCGCAGCAGGCTTCTGGTACTCCAGTTAATTACAGTACGGCGTACTAATGGCACTACCAGCAACCCCTATTGTACGAATCAACTTAACTGGTGGAGCCTCATTCGGTGAAGCCTTTGTCTTGGGTTCATCTCGTCTGGGCTTTGCTGAATTCGCTTCTGGATCTACTGTCATTGTTGATGTATCTAATCAAGTCTCTAAGATCGATACTCGCAAAGAGCGCAACTTATTTCAGGATAAGTATTTATCAGGCACAGCCACAGTTCGCATCATTGATGAAACAGGCGCGTGGAACCCCCAGAACACTTCGTCAATTTATTATCCCAATCTTGTACCTCTGCGCTCTATTCAGATTTCAGCAGCCTATAGCGGTACTACCTATCCAATCTTTAAGGGTTACATTACTGAGTATCTATACACCTACCCTAAAGATCAGGAGATTGGCTATGTCGATCTAATCTGTTCAGATGGATTTAAGCTGCTGTTTAACTCCAATGTCACCACAGTCACAGGACAGGCAGCAGGGCAAGACACAGGCACACGCATTGACAAAATCCTAAATACTATTGGATGGCCTGCTAGCCAGAGATCAATCCAGACAGGTAACACATTATGTGTAGCCGATCCAGCAACGACACGCACAGGCCTTACAGCCATTCAGACGGCAGAGTTTACAGAGCAAGGGGCTTTTTATGTGGACAAGGCAGGCAACGCTGTATTCAAGAATCGCCAGTTCGTCTTTGATGCTCAGGCTGTCTCACCTACTAAATTCTCTAATGCAGTAGCTTCTCCAGACATTAACTATGCAGGCATTGTTTTCGCCCATGACGACAAAACAATTGTCAATCAGGCAACAGTTACGCGCATAGGCGGCACAGCACAGACATTCTCAGATGCTACTTCTGTGACTCAGTATTTCCTGCACTCGGTAACAGCCGACCAGATGCTTATGCAGACAGATGCCAATGCCTTAGCCCTTGCAACTGCCTATGTCACAACCCGTAAAGAGACCACAATCCGCATTGAGTCAATTACTCTGGATCTAGTCACTTTGGGCTATGGGGCAGGAATCGCAGCAGCTTTGGATCTTGATTACTTTGACACTATGGAAATTACGAATGTCAATGTGTCAGGAACTACTATCGTTAAAACCTTGCAATGTCAGGGGATTAGCCACAGCATCACCCCTAATACTTGGGTTACAGTTTTGACCACGCAAGAGCCATTACTCGATGTGATGTACTAGAATAGGACTATGGAGAAACAATCATGGCAGTAGGATTACCGCTCAAAACCACTTATGCTAATGGTGATGTCTTTTCGGCATCGGACATCAACGACACCAATGGCACAATCAACCTTACTGCTGCGCCTTTTGCCGCCGGTAAAAACCGCCTCATTAATGGAAACATGGCAGTAGCACAGCGTGGAACATCTTTTACCGCTTCAAATAATAATGATGATGCTTATACTTTGGATCGTTGGTACATTCTTTCAGATACAAATGATGTAATTGATGTCACCAGAGCGACAGATGTACCAACCAACGGACTTTATTCCATAGGTCTTGATGTAGAAACTGTCAACAAAAAGTTTGGTATTGCTCAAATAATTGAACAACAAAATTCAATTGGGCTAATTGGCAACACAGTTACTTTATCCTTCAAAGCTAAAGTATCATCAACAACTAAATTAGATAATGTTAAGGCTGCTATTGTGGCTTGGTCAGGCACAGCCGATACAGTAACTAGCGACATCATAAGTGCTTGGGGTGTAGAAGGCACAAACCCCACCTTAATCGCCAACGCTACTTATGAAAATACGCCAGCAAATCTAGGAGTAACAACCTCTTGGGCTTCATACTCAATCACAGCAGCAATTGACACTGCTTCAACTAAAAACATACTTGTATTTATTTGGTCTGATGTAACAGATACTACTCTCGGAGATTTTCTTTATGTAACCGATGTGCAATTAGAAGCAGGATCAACAGCTACAGGCTTCCAAACTGCAACGGGAACAATCCAAGGAGAATTAGCCGCTTGCCAAAGATACTATGTGCGAGGAAATGCGGTAGGTGCTACGGCTTCAAGATTTTTTGCAAACTCTGGGGCTTACACTTCTAGTACTAATGTTTTTATTGGTATTGGTTTTCCTGTTGAAATGAGAGTTGCTCCAACTTCTATTGAATCGGGTGGAACTATAGGACTTTTTGAGTTTCCTGGCGATAGAACCGCAACTGCTTTAGCCTTAACTGGAACAGTACAAACCCCTAAACAAGCATACTTAACTGTAACTGTTGCTAGTGGTGGAGTGGCTGGTAAGTATGTTCAACTAGAAGCCGTCAACGATTCATCGGCATTTGTTGCCTTTAACGCGGAGTTGTAAAAATGAACTATAAAGAAATTGAAGTAGAAGCCCTAAACGGTGGAAAAGAAAAACACATCATCATAGAAAACGAGGATGGGTCATTTAAGAGTTTTCCAGTTGACCTGAATAATCCTGAGTATCAGGCTTGGTTGAATCCTGAAGCGGAACAATCCACACCGAGTGTTATAGATGAAGCCTAAACTCTCCAGAGCTGCTATTCAGTTACGGGAACAAATTGACGACAATTTCTCGAATAGAGATCGCCGTAGCGACTCAGGGGCTTACTCTGACCCAAAACATCGTGCGCGTAAGTCAGATCATAATCCTGATGAGAATGGCTGGGTTCATGCCTACGACTGCGACAGGGATCTACATCCGAGGTCAAAGCCCGATGACATGCCCTATCTGGTTGATCAAATTCGTCTCGCTTGCAAGTCTAAAAAAGAGAACCGTATTAGTTACATCATTTTCGACGGAAGGATCTGCTCGCATCTCCTTAATTGGAAGTGGCGCAAGTACACAGGGGCTAACAAACACGACAAGCACGCTCATTTCAGCTTTAAGAAAGAAGCTGCAAATGATGGGGCTTTTTATCAAATACCTATGTTAGGCGGAGAACAATGAAAATCAAGAATCCACTATTTCTAGCAGCTGGAGCATTTCTAGCAGCTTGGTCAGCAACTAACTTTGATGTTGATTACCGAGCAATCCTCTGGTCAGTACTATCCGGCGTGTTTGGTTATGCCACACCTAAACGATAATGACTGCGCAGGACATGGCGGCTCTTGCTGTTGCTGCTACGACCGTTATTGGTTCATTTATTGGCTCGGTGCGGTGGTTAGTAAAGCACTACCTCAGCGAACTCAAAAATAATGGTGGCAGTTCGATGCGCGACCAGATTAACTTACTGGAAGCGCGTGTCGAAACCATCTTACGCATCCTAGAGAAGTGACAATTATCCTATGGCAAGAAAAAAGGTTATAGACCTAGACACTTACACAGCTCTTGATGCTTGGGCTATTAGCCTGCAAGAGATGTACAGAGCGCTACGCAGGGCTGGCATGGATGTTGATTTAGCATTAGCAATCATCATTGAGCCTACAGCTTATCCTGCGTGGATCTTGCCATCTCCAGTCGATCCAGAAAGGTTCGGCGATTACGAAGATGAGGATGACGATTAAGCGAATAGTTATTTTGTCTGATCTTCAAGTTCCCTTTGAGGATGTTCATGTAACACGCAACATTTCTAAATTCTTGACAACATTCAAGCCAGATCAAACGGTAACGATCGGCGATGAAATAGATTTCAATACCATTTCAAAGTTTAGTGATGGTACGCCAGAGGCTTATCAACAGACTCTAGGCGATGATCGTGATCGATGTGTTGATCTTCTATGGGATCTGGGCGTAACTGACTGCATTAGATCAAATCACACAGATCGCCTGTACAACATCATCATGAAAAAGATCCCATCTTTCCTATCTTTGCCAGAGCTGCGCTTTGAAAAGTTTATGAAGTTTGATGAGCTTGGGATTACCTTTCACAAAAAGCCTATGCAACTGGCTCCAAATTGGGTGGCAGTTCATGGGGATCACACTCCTATTAAGCCACAGGGCGGAATGAGCGCGATGGAAGCAGCTCGCAGGACGGGTCAAAACATTGTCTCAGGGCACACCCATCGCGCTGGCAGGACATCGTTCTCAGAAGCCATAGGAGGCCGTATGGGGCGCGTTCTCCATGGGGTTGAGGTAGGTAATCTAATGGACTTCAAACAGGCTCTATACACCCGTGGAACGGCTAATTGGCAACAAGCTTTCGCCATCATGTATGTCAAGGGTAAGAATGTTCAAGTCGATCTAATCTACATCGAAAAGAACGGCACTTTTATAGTCAATGGCAAGGTCTATGGACGACCTCGTTAGAGACATCTTCCCTGTGCGGCGCACGATAGATGATGCAGTTGATGAGGCAGAATCGTTATCGTTTCGTTATCAAATAAAACATAAATAGTCGCAGGGCTGTGCAACACTAAGCCTGTCATCAGCCGAGGGAGCTGGTGCGATAGGAGTAACAATGACTGACAATCAAGTTGTAGGCATAGTGGTGATTCTTATACCACTAGCACTATGGATTATTTACGCACATGTCTGGGAATCAGGTTATGAGCGAGGCAAGCGCGAGGGTTATCACAGAGGTCGAGCTGTTAACAGACAAGAATTTT